AATTACGGATGAATGCTTTAAGTTTATGGATCGTAGCACCCGTACCACCGGATATTACAATGGTAATGGCGATTTGGTTAAAGAACGTCCGATGGAGGCACAAGAGATGCAAAAAACGGTCTTTGAGGACATTGAATCTACTGGTACGGAGGGATAAGCCATGAGAAAAGAAGAACTTATCAAGCAAGTAGCCGAATCAACCGGTATTGCTATTTGCGAAGTCCGAACAGTTATAGAAGCAGCATTGAAGGAAACCGTGGATGCAGTAGCTAATGGAAGAACTCTTTATATCAGAGGTTTTGGTACACTGTCACCCAAACACTATAAACGAAAAGTTGCTCGTAACATACACAAAAACGAGACTATTGTCATAGCGGAGCATTATACTCCACACTTCAAACCAGCCAAATCATTTAAAAACAGAACTAAAAATTTGTAGAACAACATGGAAAACGAAAAGATGCAAGTGAACTTTGCTCCGGGTATGACCGAAGCAACTCTTAGAGTTATTGAACTCCACGAAGAAAATGAGTTACCGGTACTGGAGCCTGATAAGGTAGAATTAGCCGGAACAATTGGAAGTGTTTATGAATTTCTCTTGAAAAGAATCTCTGAAAAAGAGCAGATCAATCAGAAACGTTGCTATATTCTTGTTGATCGGGAAAAAATGACACTTAAACTTGTCACCAATGAAACTGACAGTAGGAATAAAGCTACTGTAAGAGGTGAGTTGAAACACTATCCCAAGTTTCTTGAATTTGGTATCAACACAAGCAAGACATGGGAGCCGGTGCAGCTTTAAAAGTTCTTCAAAATGAATCGTGCCTTCTTCAAGGATGCACAATACAACATGGAACTGGTAACAGTCTTGAAGAACTTCAAAGCCAGCATTGACTCAAAAGTGGAAAACTCCCGACAAGACAACGGTAGTCGCACTGACAATTACAGCCAAGTTGTCAATTCCAATCTTCCGGCCTCATTCAATCTTATTGTTCCGATTTTCAAAGGTCGCCCTGCAGAAGAGATTGAAGTGGAAATCATTGCAGATGTGGACGGGCGTAATATTCGATTGTCCCTTTGCTCCCCTGGTGCAGAAGTGATAGTGGAAGAAGAACGCAACAAGGCCATTGACGAGCAATTATTGTTGATCCGTAAATTGGCACCGGATATTGCCATTATCGAACAATAACAATGAAGACTGTAAAGAAATACTGGAAGCCGGTACTTGTCGTATCGGCTTTCTTCATTGGCAACCGCGTATTCAATCACATAAATGCGTGGTTGGGAATTTCAATAATCATGCTGACAGTAGCATTTATAGTTTATAATATCATTAAAAAAGTAGAAAATGAAAAGAAAGATTGACTTTTTGATTGTGGCATTATTTGCCGTTGTTTTGTTCACTTCATGCGAAAGAGTTGCTCCCAATTATGCCGGTGTCCTTATGGAAAACTACGGCAAACAAGGGAAAGAGGATTTTAAAATTGTTTCCGGTAAGGTATCTACATGGGAATTAGGCACAGAGCTTTTTCAAGTTCCGCTATTCGATCAGCGTGGAGAATTTGCCGAAGCTGTCACACTGAAAGCAGCCGATAATACAGAGTTCAAGGCACGTCCCACATATAGCTATAAAGTTATCAAGAACCGTGCCATTGATGTTGTCTTTGACAACAAGCATATTGGCCGTGGAAGTGATTTCATGTCTTCGTTAGAAGATAACATTTTGGAGCCACGTATATATGATTTGATAAAAGAGGAAAGCCGGAAGCATAAAACTGATAGCCTGATGGCTGATGGAGGCTCATTAGTGTTTGAGAAACGATTGGAACAAATAGTTGACAAAGAGTTTGAAAAAAGAGGTCTGCAATTACTCACATTCTCTGCCCAGTTGGAGTTCTCCGATAAAGTTCGCGAAAAAATTGATAGTAGAAATGAAGTGAATACCAATATCTCCGTGTTGGATCAACAAATTGAGGAACAGAAGAAGCGCAATGAACTGGAACAGTTAAAAACCGAGCAGGCTCTAATTCAGTCAAGAGGTCTGACAAAAGAAATATTATATAAACAGTTCATTGACAAATGGGATGGAACAAGCCCTTTGTATGGTATTGCTCCTGAATTTCTAAAAATAACAAAATAATAATTATTAACCCGATTAATAATCAGCTTCTCCCGGTGTGGCTTGACCGCCTATCCGGGAACTATCATGCCTCACCTTTTTTCTTCTCTTTGCAAGTCGAGCCGAGTACGCTGCATACGCTCCACGGCGGTAGATACTACAAAGAGTCTTTTTGTTCATATAAGAATGCCTCTATTGTGGAGGCAAACGAATAAGTGGCGGAATTGGAAGACGCTTAGTTTCTGTGGTAAAAATGCACGAATAGCATCACGAGTCAGGTAATCATGCTATTAACACTTGACATACGTACAAACGGAAGCAGAAACGAAAATCCTGATTGCAACAGTTCCCGGTTCGAGTCCGGGCTTATTCTCATAAATCAATCATTATGAAAGTTGAAATTCCCGACTATTTCTTAAAATCCTTTATCCGACATTTTGAAAGGATAACCGAGAATTGTAAAGCATCACCTTCTGACATCAAGACCAGTGAAGCACTAAGGCTTGGAAAGAAAGATATAGTTAAGCTCAAAAGATTTGTAAACAAAAAGTATAATTTATGAAACGAAGGATCATAGGTATAGATGTTGGCAAAAACGGTGGTATTGTAGTGTACGACACCGAGAATAACAAATTATTGGAGTGTATCAAAATGCCACCAACTCCCAAAGACTTATTAGATTTTCTCTCCATATACAAAGAAAATAGCGTTTGTTATTTGGAACGAGTGAATGGCATGACCGGACAAAGTGCTTCTGCCTCTTTTGTTTTTGGAGAAGGTTACGGACAGCTGACTATGGGATTGATAGCTTGTGGGATTCCGACAGTAACAGTATCTCCACAAACTTGGCAAAAAACTATAGGATTACGAAATACAGACAAATTGGGTAAGACAGAATGGAAAAACATCTTAAAGAAGAAAGCCCAACAGCTGTTCCCGTATGCAAAAGTTACATTGGCAACTTCGGATGCCTTACTAATATGTGAATATGGTAGAATTAAAGAAAAGGAATAATGGAAAAATTAAAAAAATGTAGCAAATGTGGCCGGGAACTTCCGGTCAGTGAGTTCTGGAAAAATGCTTCAACCGAAGATGGATTGCAGACATATTGTAAAGAGTGCGGTAATGTTTATGCCAAAAACCGTAAGAAAACTCCGGGGGGGGGAATTTGAAGAAAATATATTCCAATCCTGAATTGGCAAGATTTTCTCCACGGGAACTTATCGCAGAATTGAAAGCACGTGGATATACCGGAGAATTGAAATACACCCAAACAATATCATTATAATGGAAAAGTTACGTCTATTGGTTACAACCAAATGTCCGAACAAATGTCCTATGTGTTGTAACAACTCATGGGATTTTTCAAAATTACCAGTTGTTGAGCACTTTAATTACAAAGAGATCATGATAACTGGTGGAGAACCACTTTTGTTTCCTGAAAAACTGTCAAATTTGGCCGAAAGTATCAGAACCGTTCAGAAATTGGCCTATGGCAATAAAGGAAAATTATTTCTATATACGGCACTGGCTGATATGCTTCCCAATTATATCAGATATTTCGATGGAGTTGTTTACACTCCACATTCTGCTAATGATGTTCATAGTTTATTGAAGGCCAATAATTTTTTGTTGGACTACAAAGATGAACTTATGGAAAGTAAATCTCTTCGACTCAATCTTTTTCCTGATATTAAAAAGCATATTCCTGACAACACAAACCTTTCGTTATGGCAAGTAAAAGATATGCAATGGATCAAAGATTGCCCGGTTCCGGCTGATGAAGAATTCAAAAGAGTAGCTGAATTATGGGAGGTGGAATGATGAAAGATGTAATTACCCCCCCCCCATACACAACATCTCTATCCGTATCGCTGGTTTTTAGAAGATACTGTTTTTACTAAAGATAAAGGAAAGGTCTTTTCTTGTTTTGCGTGTGGCGGTGGCTCTACTATGGGTTACAAAATAGCCGGTTATGATGTTATTGGCTGTAATGAGATTGATCCACGAATGATGAAATGCTATGAAACAAACCATCATCCCCAGTATAGTTATTTGGAAGATATTCGTGATTTAGTGAGAAGGAATAATCTTCCCGAAGAATTGTACAATTTAGATATATTGGACGGATCACCACCTTGCAGTACATTTAGCATGTCGGGATTACGTGAAGATGCGTGGGGTAAAGAAAAGAAATTCAAGGAAGGTCAAAAGACACAAGTTTTAGACACGCTCTTTTTTGATTTTATTGCACTTGCCAAACGCTTAAAACCTAAAATCGTTATTGCTGAAAATGTGAAAGGACTTCTTTTAGGGAATGCGATTGATTATGTCAGACGTATATACAAAGACTTTGAGGAAGCTGGTTATTATTGTCAGCATTTTCTTCTTGATGCTTCTAAAATGGGAGTACCTCAAAAAAGAGAACGTGTATTCTTTATATGTATCAGGCATGATCTGGGAGTCCATTTTCTAAAAGTGTCAGACCTCTTCAATGTTGAGCCATACATCAACATGGAATTTAATGAACCGGAAATATATTATGGGGAATATGCGGATTACAAGGGAAAAGCTATTGGATTAAAAATGAAGAAGTTATTTGAGCAGAGAGTGGCAGGAGATATTGCTTTGGCAGAGGCTTATAAAAAACAAACTGGGAAACGAGGCTTTTTTAATCAACAATATCTATATGAGAACAAAGTAAGCTACACCCTAACAACTCATGCAGACTCAATTATTCCTTTTAAGCAGCCTATATATTTATCACGGTCAGAAGTATGTAATATATCCACATTTCCACAAGATTACCTTTTCCTCAACCAATCCCCACATTATATCTGTGGAATGAGTGTACCACCCGTTATGATGGCGCAAGTAGCCTCACGAGTATGGAAATATTGGTTATCTAAATTATAAATCAAATGAAATCAGAAGAATTAGCAGCTCAATGGTGTCGGGATCATCCTGATGCAACATTGGAACAAGCATTCATGGCTGGATTAGGCCATAAGATGAATATGAATAAGGATTCTCTTTCTGAAAGGAAAGACAAATTCAGAAGTGAAGTTCTCATGTATAGAGGGAAATATCCTGATGATATGTTGAAGGACTTTTTCGAGTATTGGACTGAATGCGGAGGACGGAAAATGCGCTTTGAGAAGGAACGTACATTTGAAGTTTCCAAACGTTTAGTCAGATGGTCTAATAATGATTTTAACAAGTATGGGAAACAACTTAATTCAAGTCAACAGCAATCTCCCGGCAACCGAAAAGAAAGCGTTGAAAGACTTGCTGACCTTGCAAGCGGAGTATTACAAGGGATTGCACGTAAGTTCGATTAAAGAAGCTGTTCTCAATACTCCTAATCTACCACTCTCCGTTATAAAAAGAGAAATCACATTGGCTGGTGCAAGAGCTATACTGGTAATTGCGATTAACGAGCTTGTGTCTTTTTTCAATGTTGGAAAAACGATGAATGATGTTCAAGTGGCACTTACCGCTGATCTAATAATAGACAGATTCTATTATCTCAAATTGGAGGAAATCAAATTGTGTTTCCGTAATGCTATGGCTTCCGGTAAGATTTACGATAGACTGGACGGTAATATCATTCTCGGCTGGTTAAATGAATACGATGCACAGCGTGATGAAATTGTTTCTTCTCTTTCAATTAATGAAGCCCATGAACAAAATAACGACAACACTGGAATGTTCTATGGAGAATATATCAAACATCTAACTGAAAGATCGGAAAATGGAGATGAAGAGGCCAAAGAACTACTGGAATCCCATCAATCATTCATGCAAAGAATGAAATCAAATGATAAAGAAGCCGCTTTCAAAAAATGGAAAGAAGAATATTATGGAAGAACTAAGAAACAAACTACTTGACTGGGCAAAACAATTTGAAACACCTGATTTTATAAAAGATGATCCTATATTTTTCCCACATAAGTACAGTGATAAAAAGGACATAGAAATCAGTGCCTTTCTTACTTCATGGATAGCTTTCGGGAATCGCAAACTGATAATGCAGCAAGCGGAAATTTTGGATAATCTAATGGGTAATTCTCCTTACGCCTTCATTATGAACAAAGTATGGGAACAATACAAAGAAAATACAAATACCTTCTACCGTATGTTCACCTACCATGACTTTTTCTGCATTTGCCAGCGGTTGTACAACATATATCAGGAATGGGATGATTTGGAAGTCTTTTATGAGGGTTACAATAATGTTATCCGTGAAATACAAACAGATTTTGGTGGCGTAAAAGGTATTCCAAAATTGGAGCGTGATTCTCCATGCAAGCGTATTTGTCTGTTTCTACGGTGGGTAGTACGAAAATCGCCGGTGGATTTAGGTATTTGGACTATTATTCATCCAACAGAATTATACATACCATTGGATGCGCATGTTGCAAAGATGGCACACCGGCTTGGGATAACAACACGCAAAACAGAAGACTGGAAAATGGTTCAACAAGTAACCAATTACATGAAAACAATTTTCCCGGATGATCCGTGCCGGGGAGATTTTGCATTATTCGGATATAGTATTAATAATAAAATAATTTACATTATGTCAGAACTTAAAATCACACAAGAAAAGGTTACAGCCGCTTTTAGTGAAGCAAACGACTGTCCTAAAGCAATTAGTATTCTAACAGCTTTATTCGGAAAGCAAAAGCCGGATTATACAGATTATCACAATATCAAAACCTACGAAGATGCTTGTGAAGCAATAGGTGTAAAACCTATTGTTCGCCTACTTGTTGAAGATGAAGACGGACACAAAGAAGAAGTGGCTGATATTGCACACCTCGCCTACATCAAACTATGCACAATTGCCCGTGCATTGAACAACGATCCTGATTTTCCACGATTTACTAAAGATGAATACCGTTATACGCCGTGGTTTTATCTTTATAATCAGAAAGAAATTGATGAAATGGACGAAGAGGATCGTAATCGGCTGGTTCTTTGGGGCGGTAATGCGTATCACGGTGCGAGTTGCGGCCTCGCTTCTGCGTACTCGTATAACGATTGGTCGTCCTCGTATGCGAATGTCGGCTCTCGCCTTGCTGTAAAATCAAATGAAATCGCAATTTACTTTGGAGAACAATTCAAAGAATTGTGGAAAGACTTTCTGATTGGAAAAAAGTAATCACACTGGGGAGGCCGCATTAAAGCGGCCTTTTCCATACCTTTTAAATCTATGACTCCAAAAGAATTTTTCGACAAAGTGGTAGAAATGCGCCGTTGCCAAAAAGAATATTTTAAAAATAAGAGACAGATAGATTTACGAATAAGTAAACAAATTGAGCGTGAAGTAGATGAAGAAATTGAACGTGTTCAAAAAATCCTTCATGACAAACAGAATCCGCAACTCTTTTAGACTATGGTTAATATGAAAATCCTTGACCTGCCATTAAAAGCAAAATGGTATGAAATGATCGAATCCGGAAATAAGAAAGAAGAATACAGAGAGATCAAGAAATCCTTCCACGAATGCACGGTTTTGTACCAGTGAACTAAAAATGAAGCCAATGATTGATTATGTACTTTCTTTGAAAGAAAGCTGCATTATCATACAAGGTATCAGAGCCGGAGAAAGTACAGCACGTGCGGCAATGGAAGAGGAATGTATGTATTTCAAATCGTATTTCCAACCTAATAAGAAAGGAAGAACTGAAAACTATCGAAGTAAGGATGTCAAAGAATGGTGTTCCCAATATGACGCTTCTGTTCTAAGACCGATCTTCAAATGGAGTGCACAGCAAGTTATAGATTGCATACTGGATGCAGGGCAGAAACCGAATCCATTGTATTATCGTGGATTCTCACGTGTTGGATGTTTCCCGTGTATCATGTGTCGGCACAAAGAAATCGAACTCATAGCCAAAAATGATCCTAAAATGTGCCAACGCCTAATTCAAGCAGAGAAAAGCGTAGGACATTCCTTCTTTCCTCCATTATACATACCTCAAAGATTCTGTAAAAACAAACAATATCCTTATGTAGAGGAAGTTTTGGAGTACGTTAAAGAACATACCCCTGATATGTTCGAGCCGGAAGGTGGATATGCCTGCATGAGTCTGTTTCATGGACTATGCGAGTAAATAAAAATGGAATGAACATTATGATACGAGATCCTTACTATTTGGCGAAAACGGTCTTAGGTTCATACAACTTGTATATCCTCAAAGATCCTTTCGAATCTTGGCATTATTCGTGTGTTGGTACATTCAATACTAAAGATGAAGCTATAGATTATTATCATAAGTTGAAAGAAGAAGAGAAAATGATTTCAAGAATGCACATGAAATTAATAATAACAGAATAGAAAGGATATAAATAATGCCGATAAGCGAAGTATATAACATGGACTGTATGGAATACATGAAGGGGATTCCTGATAAGTTCTTTGATTTAGCGATAGTCGATCCCCAGTATGGCATAGACATAATGCATAAAGGTGGGATGCCGAAGCATTTAGGCTTTAAACAATATAAAAGAAAAGATTGGGATAAGTCCCCCCCCGGAAAGAAATATTTTGAGGAACTATTCAGGGTATCGAAGAATCAAATAATTTTTGGTGGTAACTACTTTACTACCTATCTTCCTCCCAAAATGGGGTGGATTGTTTGGGATAAAGGACAACATGGATTAACTATGTCTGATGGTGAATTGGCATGGAGTAGTTTTGACAAGGCTCTTCGGATCATAACTCTAAACCGGTGTACAATTGGAGAACGAGGTGGAAATATCCATCGTTGTCAGAAGCCAGTGAAATTATATGCTGAAATATTAAGAAAAAACGCCAAAGAGGGAGACAAAATTTTTGATAGTCATTTAGGTTCAGGAAGCAGCAGAATAGCTGCTTATGGACTTGGATTCGATTTCTATGCAACCGAAATAGATGAAGAATACTTTGAAGCACAAGAAGAACGTTTTCACCGGGAATGTTTTGGGGAGATAAAAACAGAGAGAGGAACGTTGGTTCAAACTAATTTATTTGATAAATAGATATGAAGCAGACATTAGAAGAAGCCGTAAATGAAATTGGAGGCGTACATCCTGACTGGGATAAAATAACTTGTTTTAGAATAGGATTTAAAGAAGGAGCCAGATGGCAAACAAAACAACCTCCGTGGGTATCAGTGAAAGAACGGTTGCCGAATGAAAATGAAGACATTATCATTCTATGTAAACATGGTGCGATTTTTAACGGTACATATAGCAACAATGTATGGTTCTGCATGGATGGTTATATCCATGATATGTACAAAGGTAATCCGATTTACTCTTCAATGAGCAGCATACCTTCATCATGGGAACCGATAGCATGGATGCCAAGACCTAAATTTGAAGAATAATGAATATCGGAATTTTAGCCGTTGACAGCAATTTCCCCCAATTTAGCACTTATGAAAATCAGTGCTTACCATAAAGCAAGAGGCGATCAAGTGGAATGGTATAATCCCCTATGTGAATACGACAAAGTATATACAGCTAAAGTATTCACTTTCACACCTGACTATAACTATTATATCAATGCCAACCAAATAGAAAAAGGTGGTACCGGATATGATATTGAAAAAGTTCTTCCAGTTGAGGTTGATCGTCTTCAACCTGATTATTCTATCTACAATATTGACTCCAATTTGTCCTATGGGTTTCTGACACGTGGTTGTCCCAATCGGTGTAAGTGGTGTGTTGTTCCTAAAAAAGAAGGGAAAATCTCACCTTATATGGATATTGAGGAAATAACAGCTGGACGGAAGAAAGCTATCCTTATGGATAATAATATACTGGCCTCAAACTATGGCTTGCAGCAAATAGAAAAAATCATCAAACTGGGTGTCAAAGTGGATTTTAATCAAGGACTGGATGCCCGCTTAATCACGGATGAAATTGCCCGACTACTTGCAAAAGTAAAATGGATTAAACGTATTCGCTTTGGATGCGATACGCCGGGACAAATTGCAGAAGTTGAACGTGCTTCCGCTTTGATAGACAAGTATGGATATAAAGGGGAATATTTCTTGTATTGCATCCTTATGGACTTTAAAGAGTCGTTTGCGCGTGTCAACTACTGGAAATCTAAAAGCCGCCGTTTTCTCCCACACTGTCAACCCTTTCGTGATCTGAACAATCCACACCAAATTATTCCACAGTGGCAGAAAGACATGGCACATTGGGCTGATAGGAAGGAAATATACATGAGTTGCGACTTCAAAGACTTTTCACCAAGAAAAGGATTTTTATGCAAGGAATACTTTAAAATATTGTGAGATGAAATTAAACAAAAAGACAGAGCGACTTATTAAACGTAAAGCCGCTGAACTTAAAAAATTATACGAAACTCCTAATCCCGAAGTAGATAAAATTATTTCTGAATTGAGAGCAGAAGCAACGAAACTTCCACAGAACATGAGTAAGGAAGAAGAGATTGCTTATATTCTGAAAAAGGCTGATGAAAATTGCGATCATATAGAAATTCGTAAAATCCTAAATGAAAGTAATACATGAATACATCTTTTGAACGATCTGCAAACGCTTCCGATGAATGGTACACACCACGAGAAATCATTGAAGCATTAGGCGAATTTGACCTTGATCCATGTGCTCCCATGCACCCTCTTTGGCCTACTGCAAAAATCATGTACAACAAGCAGGACAATGGTCTTATACAAAATTGGGGGGGCGAATTTGGCTTAACCCTCCGTACTCCAAACCGCTTATATGGCAGTTTGTAGAGAAATTGGCAGAACACGGCAACGGTATAGCACTACTTTTTAACCGGTGTGACAGCAATAAGTTTCAAGACATCATCTTCACGAAAGCAACCGGTATGATGTTTTTGAGGAATCGAATAAAATTCTTCCGTCCCGATGGAACACGTGGGGACAGCCCCGGTTGTGGAAGTGTTCTTATTGCATTTGGCCGGGAAAATGCCGAAATTTTAAGGAATTGCTCTTTACAAGGCAAATATGTTGAACTTAACAATGATAAATGATGAAAATCTTATATTTACTCATGCTCATTGCCGGTCTTTTATGGATCGGTGATTTCTCCATCACCTTAAAGCCCTTTTCTGTATCTTTACCATGCTGGTATAAAACCGTTGGCATACTTCTATTTTGGCTGTCAATGACTATATATGTTTTAGGCGAGCATACTAAAGGCTATAAAGAAGGATTTGATACTGGAGTTAAAAAGTGCATTGAGATACTTGATAGAAATTGCCACTCTAAAGAAATAAATAATGATGAAACGGTACAGAATCAATAAAACTACTACATTCGTAGAAGATAATCACAGCGGAAATAAAGAGAAATACCTCATTCCTGATTACAAAGTGCAAGTCAAATTTGCGTGGATTTGGATAACAGTTAAGTCCTTCCATGATGAAGATGAAGAATACGCAAAAAATTGTGCGAATGAACTTCTTGAAAAACTTAACGAAAAGATTTGATTATGATTGAATTACAAGGAAAATTCGGCAAAGATTGTAAAATATTTGCCAATACAATAGAAAATGAAGCTATCGGAACGATACAAAACATTTTGAATAATCCGGTTACGACTGGTGTTCCAGTTCGTGTTATGCCTGATACCCATCAAGGAGTAGATATAGTGATTGGATTCACTATGCCGGTTACAGATCGTGTCAATCCCAATCATATCGGAGTGGATATTGGTTGTGGAATGTTATGTGTAGAAATTGAAAACGCAATAACAAAAGATTCTTTTCCGGACATTAATCATGCAATCCGTTCCACCATACCTATGGGATTTGAGATTAACCAACAATCCTTATCCCAACAAGAAAGGGAGAATTTGTTTACCTTCTTATCTATCAGAATGGAACAGTTCTGCTCTAAATTCCAACTGGCAAAACCGGTTATTAGTGAGGAATATGTATCACAACTTTGTAAGAAGGTGGGAATAAATGAAACTACATTCTACAACTCTTTAGGTACATTGGGAGGTGGGAATCACTTTATAGAACTGGGGCGTGCTGAGTCAACCAATAATATATTTCTTACAATACATACCGGATCGCGGAACTTTGGTGTGAAGGTTTGCAAATACCATGCCGAAATAGCCAAATTTGACAAAAAAGCTTTTTCTAATGAAATTCAACGCTTGAAATCCGCTGTTGAACCACAATCCATGCAAGCTGAAATACAACGTTTGAAGGAAAAATTTGCCGGGTATTCCGGGTATCTCACAAATGAAGCAATGCTTCACTATTTATGTGACATGGTGATTGCACAAGGATATGCCGCTTTCAACCGCAAGTTGATTATACAACGTATAATCAAAGCTTTGGGCTGGAACACTGCAATATCCGTTGAGACAGTCCATAACTATATCAGCTTTGATGATATGATAATCCGTAAAGGGGCTATTGCTGCATACGCCAATGATTATGTTGTGATTCCTATGAATATGGCAGACGGTATTCTTCTTTGTCGTGGTAAGGGAAACAAAGATTGGAATTATTCTGCACCCCACGGTGCCGGACGCTTATACTCCCGTTCTGAAGCTAAAGAAAGATTATCAATGGATGTATTCAAAGCCCAAATGAGCAATGTGTATTCTACTTCCGTATGTGAAGGGACATTGGATGAAAGTCCTATGGCATACAAAAATGTTCAGGAGATAAAAGAGCTTATAGAACCTACGGTAGAAATTGTTGATACAATTGTGCCCCTAATCAATATCAAAGCTGTATGATAGAAAAGACAGACTTCCCTTATACTCTTGGCGGCTATGTCGAACAGCAAAATTATAAAGGTTTCGACATAGCCGTTTCCATTCGCAGATACAAAGGAATATCAGCTTATGTCATTTCCTCGGAGAAAAGGCTGATCCGTGAAGAATCTGCCACCTTTGCCGACAAAGAAGACATGTTCCGTTGGGGACGAGAAGCGGTTGACCGGTATTTGGAACAGCAAGAACGTAGAAAAGAAGAGAATGCAGTCAAACGGGCAGACTATTATAAGAAGAAAGCTCGTGTGGCAGCATTGAAAGCCTTTAATGCCGCTATGTATTTCTCTGATATAAAGGACGGACTTTATGATAAGGCAAAAGGATTTTTTGAATATGAACTGGATAAGGAACATGCAAAGATCAGATGAAAACACTTGATATTATACAAGGCTTTTGCGATCATGTTTTTCGTGATAAAAAAGGAAACCGCATCTTTCCCAATATTTTTGTCGGGAAATGGGAAGCTGACTTATTGGAAGTTACCCGGTCACACCTGACTTATGAATATGAAGTAAAAGTAAGCAGATGTGATTTCCATAAGGATAAAAAGAAAAGTGATAAATATGGCAAGAACAAGTTTGATGTTGTCACTTCCGGCCAACGTACCAATTATTTTTATTATATAGTACCAAAAAGTTTGATAAAGCCCGATGAAGTCCCTGATTTTGCCGGGCTTATTTATGCTTATGAAGGATCAGTGCAATGTTATTCTCTTGAAAAGGGAAGGTATGCGGTAAAGAGAATTTTCTTTGAGGTAGTCAAGCCTGCCCAAAAAGTTTCTGACATGAAAGCGGATGATAATTTCATTCGTAAACTCGACTTATCCATGTACTATCGCTATCACCAAATGAGAAGAGACAATTACAAAAATAAGGAATAATATGGAATTAAGATTAGACCCTGAAATACCGGTCACACGGGTTGTCAACGGACATAATGTTTTCAATAAAGGCTATCACCACGGATTAAGAGGAAAAACTTATGAAGAATACTATGGCAAAGAGAGAGCTGTTGAAATAAGAAAAAGACACAGCGAGGCTTTGAAAGGACATAGATATTGGTCTAATGGAAACGCCCATGCTTTTGCGTGTATCGCAATCACTCCCGAAGGCAAATGGTATAGATTCGATTCAATAATCCAAGCTGCCCAAAAGCTAAATCTGAATTATGCCACAGTTCGCCGGTATATAAAACGAAAAATCAAACCCCAAAATGGCTGGCAATGGTTTTTGGAGAAAGATAATAACTGGATAAAACATATTGATAATGGAAAAGCTGAATGAGATCGCACAAAAAGCTTATGAATGTGCTGTAAGACGTGGAAAGATTGATCCCGACAATGATAGCAACAACAATCTTCACCGCGATCTGCTTGAAGAAGTTGCCGAAGTCTTTGAGTGTACGGGTGAGAAATCTCCACATATTAAAGAGTATTTAGATGTAGAAGAAGAACTGGCAGATGTAATCATTGTTGCCCTAAGTACACTACATCATTTCAAATGTGACATTGATTCACTCATTGAAGCCAAAATGAATTATAATAAAAACAGAATGGATTGATATAGGAACCGGACAATTAATAAAGTTGATTGTTGAGACGTTTGTCCTTATCTTTGCACTACCATGTGTCTATAAAGATTTCATGAACTTATGGAAAGAAAAATAGGTGATATAAAAGACAAGAAGTTAAAAGCTGAAAATATCACACTGGCAGCAATATATAACATATTGTTCACCAATGACATAGTTTGTTCCTTAATTGTAGAAATGTTAAGTGAATTACGTAAATCAAGGCTTTGTCGTTTCCGCGTAAAGCAGCAAGGAAATAAACTGGAACAGTTGATGCTTCAATATGAAAAGAAAATCAATAAAATAGCCGGAAACCGAGCTTTTTTCATGGCTGATGCCAACCAATATGTTGCAGATGAAGTACAACCTGATTTGCTTAAAATGGAATACTCCATTAAAATGGAGTTTGACAAATGCCGGATTGAGAATAGTGCCTTACTTGCCAAAGTAGAACTTGCAAGATGTATGGCAGAGCTTGCTTGCCTATCCCTTGACAAACGGATAGAAGAAGTCCGTCCATATAATAAAGAAGTAACCGGAATAACATATCTCCGGCTCACTGACACATTTAAAGTATTGGATGAACTTTCTGATATTTTATATAGGGGAGGGTATTGTAACCTCAATCAAAGCGATAATTGCAAAAGGGGTATGGCTATCATACAACGAAAACTTACTGATTGTGATATTATCAGCCGCGCAATCAATGAGTCAGACAAGTTAAATCCTGCTGATAAAGACGGATAAAAATGGCAAAATATCGTATAGGAATATCCGAAAGTTTATTGGGAGATTCTCGCTATTAATGTCAGATCAAAAGGTTTGGCATTTGGTGAAATGATGAAAGTTTCGGTACCAAAGAACGAATTTTAGATTATGTTTGTAAACTTAAAAAAACGGACATATAGTGTTTAACTATTTATAAACTGATTATGAAATTAGAAGGAAGAATCATCGTGGCACAACCGATACAATCGGGTGTATCAAAGAATGGCAATAACTGGCAGAGACAAGACTTTGTTTTGGAAATTCCCGGCCAATACCCTAAGAAAGTTGCCTTTTCAGTAATGAATAGTAATATTCAGAATTTTGGATTGGCCGTTGGGCAAGATGTTGATATTGAAATAGATATTAATGCGAATGAATGGCAGGGAAGATGGTTTAACTCCATTACTTGCTGGAAAGCAACACTCCGTAATCCGGGACAGTCTGCCGCGCCACAACAGCCCCAAACTTATTATCAGGGAGCATCATCCACCACGGCACCCTCACAAAACATGCCTCAACCACCAGTGGATTTCGGGGAACAAAAAGACGATTTGCCTTTCTAAAAAAGGAGAAGGGAGCCGAAATGCCCCCTTCTTTTTATTAATGTTCCACTTTTACGATTTCATTATAAACTATTCTGCTTCGTGGGTTATAATTGACTATTGTTTGTTTATATCCCTTTGTACCCCATCTCCACCATAGGAACTTGTGTTTATATATCCGGCTTATCGCGCTTGAAAGACTGTCTCTCACTTCATAGGTAAATGTGCTATCAGGAATATTTGCATAAAAATCCACCCATTTATCTGAATAATTGAAACTGCTGTCTTTCAGAACAAATACAATACTGTCTTTAGTGACAACTTTTGTGGTTGTGATATATTCGACTTCTTTAGGACGCAGATTCAAATCTTTTATCAGTTTTGCATCCGCACTCCGCAGCTCTTTCAATTCTTCAATGTTAAGCCGCAAAACATGGTTTTCAACCACATTTAGACTATCCCTAATCTTATATTCTTCAAGTCCAGTACAGAGACTTTTCATATTATCTGAAAGTCGGGCACTTTCCATTTTCTCCTCCTGCCACAACCGGTACATCGAAAAGGTTGCCGCAAGGAGTAACACCCAAATTACTCCTATACCTATCTTCCACCTCATAATCAATCTGTATATACATTTTTACCAACTTCTGCAATAACCACCCATGCACCATTACAGAACCCATATATCTTACCGTCATTCGCCGGCATTTCAGGTATTGTGTTAAGCTTTGTCTCATTGGCAGTGGCTTTGCTAAGAGCACTTTGAGCTGTACTTTTTGCTGCATCAGCCGTTGTTTGTGCGGTCACAGCCTTTCCATCCGTAACAGCCAACATTCCGGTCAGAGTTTTTTCATTGGTTACTCCTGCAAGGAAGGTCTCAATTTCATTGAAGGTATCAATGGCCGTAGTCGCATCAACAGTGCCAACCAGTTCATCCAATGCTGTTTTCACTGCATTTATGGACTGTTCCAGTTGGGATTCTGCCAATTGAGCACGTCCGCTTTCTGCCAAAATATCCGATTTATTCGCATAGCTGCCACTATCAGAACTCTCCAAAAATGAAGATGAAATAGGAAGTTCATTACATCCTACCATAACATACTGTCCGGCTATCAACCCGTCAACATTTATATCACAGAACTCTCCGACACTAAGTGCTGTTTTGTAAGGTACATAATCCTTTCCATTAGAACTTTTATACACAACAACTCTATTGTTTGCTGCATCTCCAAAATTGATGCTGATTGCAAATTTCCCAGTAGATAACTGTACCGGTTGGCTTTCGTACCAACCCTCTTCTTTAAGAGTAAAATTCAATTTTGCCATATCTTCTATATGTCGTTTATATGTTTGTTTCCTATATCAACTCCCAGCCTTTCCTTACCTCATCCATATTTGCAGGAACGCCATTCTCAACATAACTCATTGCAGCTACCACCGCAATAAGTTGTTCCCGGTTGTTTCTGTTCAGAACTGTATGACGAGATATGCCCGAACGTTTTTCGACTGTGGCAATATACACGTCAGTATTGTTTTCACATGGCGGTGCCCATCGCATAATAACATCTTCAAGTTCATTGGCCGTACCATCTTTGTCAGTATCATACTTATTAAGAATATAAGTTTGAAGGGTTTTAAAAGCAGCACGATAACCGTATGCCATAGTTTTAAACTGAAAGAAGCTTTTATCTGTCTGTGTTACAGACAATCCCTGCCATTTCGTATTATTTCTTCGTATATTTAATGGATTATTATTCCGTAGTCCCCGTGTCATTTTTATCCTCCTTTTCTTTTTGTGTTTCAAACAATATTTGTGCGGCCAGTCGTGCTATATCATCCTTATTTTCAATGATTATACTCATAGTCTTTTCCGCTTTCCGAAGCTCGGCCTTTTCCCATGATTTCTCACGTACTGATTTAAACTCGCAGAAGACACAATAAGCAGCCCATAACATAGCAAATACCGGAAATGGAATGACAATACAACAAATAAGATCAATCATAACCAGTGTAAGAAACGGATTAAAATACTTCTTTGCTTTTGTCGCTGTTATTTTATACTTTTTCGAGGTACGAAGTTCGCCGCGCTGCTTTGCCTTCTGAATCCCCGAAATAAAATCTATCCCCATTGCAACAATGATAGCTGTCATACTCACCGCTATCAAAACCAAATGTAAAAACAAATGGTCGTGAATGAATGCTTCGATAATGTCGTTCATATTCTTTTGTGTTTGCGTTTGTATATTATTCCAATAGTAATTTATTGATAGCATCAATAAAGGATGGGGAACACAAACTCGCGTATTCCCTAATCATATTACACTCTTCATCGTTATACTCAATCTCTCCATTAGAGTTGAATATTTTAAATGCAAGAGCATGAGCCTCTATTCCTCTACCAAGTTGATAAATGATATTTGCAAAATCCTTTTTGTAGTTCTCAACGGAGCATCTTGTCTTATCAATATCAACAAAAACCTCAATTCTTTCAAAATTTATCCTTTTCATAATCACTTCCAACCATTGTCATTTGAAGCACCAAACATCAGACCTCTTCCCAACCAGTCAGAGTTCGGTGACGGATACATAAAATCTGCCAATTGCATACAATGGTGCATAGAACCGCCATTCAACGTTTGCTTTGTTCCATTCGCATATACCTGAACATTATTATAATTGTCATTTGCATTAACCAAGAATATCCTTTGGGTAACGGCAAGACTCAAAAGATAACGGTAGGTCGCGCTTGACGTTATTCTGAATATGACCGTATCGACTGGAAAGCCCGATGTCTCGCCGTTATAATCGTATCTTGGCGAATAGCAAGGAACTATATAATAAGTTTCATTATTTGAAGAAGTCCCGGAAGTCAAAGGAATATAAGTACCGGCTTTATCAGCCCCTTTTGTGTACACATAGGCATAGGAGCCATAAACTACCATAATGCTTCTTTCTCTTGCGCCAAACACACCTCTACACCATAAGTCAGAAGTGTAGAAGCGTAATGATCGGCCTTCTTTAGTTCCTTGATGATACATATCACCATCAAACCACATCCTTCCATCACTTCCAAAACTGATTCCCCCAACCGCATTACCAGCATCATTTACGCAATTCAGTCTTGTAAAAGAGCCTGACACACCTTTCAATGTACCTTCAAAAGTGCTGTCACCTGAAATGACCGCACCAGTAGCATAAAGTTTCCCTGCTATACTTACTTTATATGGTGCATCAGTCGGTGTTGTAGCTCCAATCCATAGCGGATAGTCGCCACCAACAAGCCCTGCCGCAACCGTTGTGTTGTCAGATTTCATAATCAAAAGCTGATTACCCTGCATAAATCGAAGAATAGCGTTTTGAGCCATGATAAGCGGAGTGTACACCGGTACCAAAGAATTAAACTTCTGCCAATAAGTTGTATTTGTTACTGGAATGGAATCACTGGACGTATGAGTTTTCAGACATTTATACGCGTTAAACGTATTGGCACCGGTAGTCACAATAGCAATATCCAAGTACCGGGTACCGGAAGTCAAAGCCTCGTCATTGCGATACTCTATGCCTTTAGCCCATTCGGATTGCCGGAGAATACAGCCCTGAAGCCCGTTTTTCCCCGGTTCCCCATTAGTACCGTCAATTCCATTTTTGGCCTTTCTTCGTATTAATATATGCCCTTGTGCCTCCATACCGGATTACTTCAATTTTGCCAATACTTCTTTTGCGATCTCTTTAGCCTTGATACGATAGTTCTGATAATCAGTATATTCTTTCAGATACTCGGCACGCTTATCTTCGTCAAGTTCCGAAGTTGTATCACGTGCCATTTCCAAATTGGCAAAAATGGCATCACGTTTGTTTGCATCATAACGTTCCATGATAATGGCGCTTACAATGCTGTCATAATCATGTTCCCCTTCAACATCCACATTTTCACAGACATACTGGTCTTCAACCACCACATCTTCCGAACCGGCCTTTTGAACAGCTTCTCTTCTCTCAAAGTCAAAGTAAATGCGTAGCAACGCACCTTCAAGTACAAATTCAATACCAGTCGGCAGTTCTCCTACAAGAGTTCCATAACTTTTCATAAATTACCTCCATTTTTATAATTATTCTTCAAAATAATAAGCACTCTTCCCGTCACCTAACGAACGCCGCTTGACAATCACATTTTCCACTAGAAAAATCTTTTGACCGTTATTCTCCGCTTCGCGAGCCTGATCCAACACATCTTTCAGGTTGTAACAGTTCGTTATGAATTTGCTACGTTGTCCGTTCTGTTCAAAAAGAACACAATATCTTCCTTCACCTTGCTTTGTCTTCACATTCGTTTCAAAGTCCACTACTGTTATAGGGACATTGAGAATATCCATCAATCTTGTTTCTTTTACATCGAAGAACTTCTTTCCATCCTTCGTTCTACCACTCTGTTTGATACCTTTATCTGCAAAACTCATATCATTATTTGTTATTGTTCTCCATAAATTCTTACAATCTCCCCACTTGCACCAGCCCCAGTAATGTGACAGATTTCTCCAATCAATATCATTTCTTCCAATATTCACTGTTGCTTTGTTTTAAAATTTACACCATACTTCCAATTTTGTCTTGTTCAGACTATTTTAATTATTCCGATAACTGCAAGCTGTTTCTACTTGCTTGAATAATTCGCCCGGAGCTTTCGAGAACCAACCTACTAACACCGCTTGTTGCCTTCCGCAAATTGGGCAACCTTTCCGCATTCTTGATTTTCTGACATCGTAACCAATTGATTACTACGTTGCAACGATATAAATCCTGCAAGGTCATGGCTCGGAGAACTCGCAGATCACTCTACGATAAATAAGTATGGCGAGAGCCGATATTCGCATTCGAGTTCGACCAATCGTTATTCGAGTTCGCATAAGCGAGGCCGCAATTCGCACCGTTATTCGCATTACCGCCCCAAAGAACCAGCTCTTGTTCCCCTCTACCAACCGTCCACGCCTTTCGGCTTTCGTCCCGTTATCCGTAGCCGTAAAACGAGAAGGTGGACGGGTTTTAATTAACTGAAATTCAAAGAACTAATATTTTAAAATCTATCATGCAGCCATCAAAGATGCACCGCTAACAAATGTTAAATTCCCAAAATACGCAAGGCGAGAGCCGAAATACGCACTCGAGTACGACCAAGCGTTATTCGAGTACGCAGAAGCGAGGCCGCAATTCGCACCGTTACTCGCATTACCGCCCCAAAGAACCAGCTGCCCAGTAGTGTTTGCCCATGAATAATCAGCCCAATAAGAAGTGCTGTTTCCACCAATCTTTTTCGGGAAAATATCAAAATGCTCCCCAAGAATTATTTCCTGCACTTGACCGGAAGCTGTCTGACGGGTAGCTTGTCTGTATTCACCATTTGGATGCGCAGCTAATTCAGCAGTAGTCGGTAAACGGTTTCCTTTGTAAATGAAAATTTCCGTTCCACTTTGAGCACTATTGTTGGAACTACCGCAAAATACTCCTTGCAGAAATTCCCACTGCCACCCATAAGGATCTTCTATACCCATCATGTTCACCCGTGAACAATCCACTCCAGTATTACTTCCATTCACCACAGAAATAGCTATTTTACCCCAATTGTCACCGAGGCTTTTTGTTGCACCGGTTTTCAAAGCAGCTGCCGCAGCCCACAAATCTTTACTGGAGCTACCACCTACACCATAACCAAGCTTCGTTTGAATATTGGTATCTCCATATTGGGATAATCCCAACATCATAATGAGTTTTCGCTGATCGTAATCAGTCAATCCCCATTCCTTACCGTTCACTTGTGCAGCAGTCCAAAATGCGTTGATCGTTTTACTACCTGCCGGTGCAACTCCTGAACGTGAGACAAGTGCACTACCTGACATGGAGCCTTTATATGCCCCGATACAATTATACATTCCACCGTTTGCCCCACCGATAAACTCACCGCCAATAGGTAGCATGGAGAGCCATAAGATCGGTACACCACTTACACTGTCAGTCTGTACACGATAATACAAACGCGGCCCTATCCACATCACATGCCCTTTGGTTTCATCTACCGTAGTACCATCGGCAAACACCGCACTATTGGTAGGGGATAATTTTGCCGCCCTTCCATCATTCGTTACAAGATAACGGCCACAATACAACTTGTATTCTGTCCATGCGGCTGTATTACCTATCACACCATAGTTTGTGCTACTTTGGATTGATTGTTTGATTGGAATCCCCCAAGCCACTTGCCTCAACATTTGTTCGTCACCATTATTGATAGCATTCATGAAGTTTTCTATGGTAATGCGTCTAACACTACCACCAACTTCCACCAGCACTGTATTGGAGCGTAGAATGGAAGTTACCAATGTTTCATTTCCTAATCCTTTAGTTGCCATAATATTATTTTGTTTTTTATGTTAATTAAAATGACACTCTGCCAAAACATCAACATCATATTGAGTCCCGTTTCTGTCGGTTTCCGTTGTTGTTACAGATATGGAATTTGTCGTAGAATGTTTCAAACTCTTCCAGTTTTCCTTATCCATCACATCCATAGTCCATGATGCGGAAGTGGGAGTATAAGTTAATCCAGTTGTCATATTTACAATCTTGGCACTTACTGTAACGGGCTGGCCGGTATCAACCTCTTTGTTGGAAGAAGTTATATAACACACAATCTGAAATTCATCTGCCGTGTCAACAATGCGTACCCCGGCACGTGCTATCGGTTGTGAAGCACCTGAAGACTGATAAACTTCCGCTATGAACAACTGGGTACCATCCACATCACCACGGGTAACAGTTATACTCTTTTGCCCGTTCTTATCAGCCCAAGCCGTCGTGTCCTTATACCATTTTATATAGTAATCGGTAATGGCATTGGCACCGGCATATAGCTTGGTAGTCAGAGTACAACTTGTTACTTTACTTGTTAGCTGCTCGGTACTTGCAAGAATAGCAAGATAATAAGAACTGGATCCCATGTTCTGAATGGCAATAGGTAGCTCACCAGTCAAATTATATTCAACACCTGCCGTAGAAGCGACACACGAATAAGTCAATGTATCTCCTGCAACATTCGTTTTACTCGCCAAGTTTCCGATAATTTTAATGGCGCCGGTACCAGTATTCAAAGAGAATTTACCCGTACTGTCTTTTTTCCAACCTCCACTTTCAGCACCATTAAAATTTAAAGCCACCCCGTTGTAAGTCCAACTATGGCCTGACAAACTGACTACTAACCCACGCGCCGAAGTTACTTTAGGTGTCCGTATCGGCTGATTTGCGGCCACACTCCAATCAGGAGAGATAGCCCCACTTTCTTCATCTACGGCCTGAAACAATGGAATGCCATTGTTTTCAAAAGTCAGCATAAGGCTGTCATTGGAGCGAAGGCGTTTGATCGTAATGCTATTTTGGGCACTATAATTTTCTGCCATATTCCCAACCTCCTTCCGATATAATTTGATTTATGCTTGTATTAGTGTAAACAATACCGTCCAACAACAGTATTCTATCTTCCAACCCTCCATCAAGAGAGGATAAACACATTACTTCCTTCTCATTCAAGATTATGGACTCTTCTTTTACCAAGTGCCCCAATAACAGCACCCCGGCATCCAAAGCCTTTTCCTTATTTGCTACAACATACCTCATATCAATTATTTATATATATGTTCCCGTTACTGTCCGTATATTCATTTGTCCCATCAGTCAATACAGAGAAAGCCTTTTTTTGCTCGGCCTTAATGTACACGTCCAACCAATCGTCAAGATAAGTTTCACCAATACCGGTTCCATCCAACATTATCACAGTTTTTTCCCCCTCCTGCCATTGTACCCCGGTCTTATTTGCACTGTCCGTAAACCATACCATGCGGATAATCGGTGCCGGTATCGGCACAATTTCTCCATTCCACTGTACCATAGCTATATTCCTATGCAGGATTTCATCAGGATTGATGGAAGCCTGACTTGCCGGTATGCACGTAAATTTTGGATAAACACGATTGACGGAGAATTGCTGTCTTGCAACCTCCTTTCCACCAACCTTCACCAACAGCAAGTAATCCCCCTTCTCGACCAAACGCAAGTCCATTATCAGGCTGGTTAAGGACAAAGCCACTATTTCATGGTTTGCGGTAGTCAGCATTGTTTGACTTGATATGCTGTTCACCTGATAAAGTTCAATTGTATATCCGGTAGTTATTTTATTCACTCCCTTTGTTACCATAAGTGGAATGGTGCGCTCGTATGAATTTTCATCCAAAGCTGCATTCCTATTGGCCGTAGATGCGGAAATCAAATTGTTGGCTACCTTGTAATCATACAACAAAAGCTTGTCAAGAAATGGATTGTACTGGATTATCTGACTATCCCCAATAGACAAACCGTAGGTATCTTCACTCTTATCTACCGTTGTCAACATGATAGAGTCAGTCTTAACGGGAATATTCACCCCAAGCCGGGTATCAGCTATCAGACCTTCAAAATACAACTCAAAACTTTCACCCGGAGCCACATTTCTGCTTATGGTAATGGCACCGCGTGTATCTCCAACCGTATCTATACTGTACTTCCCATTCCATGAACTGATTGCAGAAATATTCTCTCCATTAGCAAACCAGTTCATTTCTGCCAACAAAGAATTAACATAAGGCATATCCCAGCTACCGTCAGCGGCATTCGCTATGACTTCCGGTAAAATCACCAGTGGAGTAACCCCACGGTCAGGATCATATTCATTTGCCACCGGATTATAGACCTGATTGGCCGGACTGTTCGGTGTCATTATCTTCAAGCTTACTGCAATCGTAAGCGGTTGAAACTCTTTTCTGATTCTTTTCTTTTCACTCTCTATCATATCGTCACAATTGCTTCTACTGATGCAGTATCATTTGTTGCCGTTATGGTAAACAAGGTACTTACCACTGTTACTGAATTATTTCCTAAATCACTAATTTCCTTTGTGTTATGTATCGTTATTGAACCGTTGAAATCCTTATGCTTGATATTCCAAGCTTCATCATCGGCGGTATCTCCACTATCCCTTCGGATAGCCCATTGTCTAACTGTGTCTGTAATATCCTCCCAACCTTTAAAGACCTTGCAAGTAATTTCCATTGATTCACCATAAGCAAGAAAATTGTCACCTTGCGTATCAATCTCAATGCGTACCGGTGCATCTATCTGTAACTGTTCGATTGTGCCGGTCATATAAATGTTATTCAGATAAGCAGAATAACCGGTCATATCCAACCCGAAGATGTTGAGATTGCTCAAATCCCCATCCTGCATTGCAACCATACTCTTTGTAAACTCCCAGTCATTTACCCCTACCAAGAAACGGCGGTATGTCCTCGTCTCATAAGCGGAAGTCTGGCGTTCCTTGTTTGTAAAGTTGCCATAAGCGACAAAATGCAAAGCCTCACACGGATGGAAAGAATATTGCCAACGATCAGAAACACCACGAAGCACATAGCGAAACCTTTTGTTTGTTCCGGCATCCAATATTTCTGTAATACGAAAATAGATTGTACAGAAACCGGCAAACATACGGTTGCCACGGCTATCATCTATATCAGATACCGCATTATTCCCCGGCGTTTCATAGTCATGGAAATACCCCATGCAAATATCATCCACAGCCACAGCACCTATTTCACCGTCTTGTAATTTCAAACTTATTGTCCCGGAACGTAGCAAGTTACCATCAGCATCATAATCAGGCTCAACACTCTCTATAATTCCAGCACCGGGAGAACGCCATTTGTCACCAAGCACAATTTCAGCACGGTTAAAACGCAATTCCGGCACCTCTAAAAACCTGCGTAACGTGAGGCTTTCCATATACCCACGTCCCATGCTGTCTATTTTCGCCCCAAAGCCGGTCAAACCCTCTGCAAAACCGCTTGCACCAAAGATAGCACCGGCTAAGAAGCCGATAAGCCCAGCTGCCGTATCATTGTGGGTGCGCGAAAGAAAAAGCTGATTGCCCAGTGAACGGATGATAGACTGTATCTGTTGGGTATTCAAGCCACCGGTTCCCTGCCCACCACCTGCAATAGAGTCTATCTGATTTTGGATTTTTTCAAGCGATCCAACAGCCTTTTCCTCCCGAAGTGTCATAGTGTACTTCGGTATCATATCTTCTCCCTCTTTGATAATAAGGGTATCAATAATGATGCTGCCTTCAATACCAAGATCGCTATCAGTGAATAGCATCAAGTCCCCTTCTTTCAAAGTATCATGTATGCTTGCTTCCCCCCTTGCAACAGCCTCATCATGTTGGCGTGCCATGAAAATATCATCCACCTTCGGTTCATACGAATAGCGCACATAGTCATTCTTTGCAAGATATTTTTTCGCGGTAGCAAGCAACCGTTGTGAAGCGGCCTGAATATAAACGTCCGGCATATCAATATAAAGCAGGACAAACTTGTCACCGGACTTTATATTGTAATCCTTGTATGGGAAATATAATTTCAGACTTTCATCATATACACGGTTACAAGTCAGCACATATTTATTGCCCTTCTTCTCACATTTGGTTATTTCAAAATCCCGGCCACCACACATGCCGTTTTTCATGCTAATGGTGGCTGTTTCAGAAGTCAGGTAATCGTTTATATTGAAACCAACATCTTTTAGCGTTATTGTAAAAGGTGGGACATCTTCACCTTCTTTCAGGTTATCCATTGTACCATCATCTGTCAGTTGTTCAGCATCAGCCACTTCGTCAAGATTACCATTATCCCCGGCATCCAACGATACATAAATACCTGCATCTTTCAACTGTTCGGCGGTCATACCTTCCATTGAAGGACATATTTCTTCCAAATCACCGGTACCGTCAAAATAAACACTCCCTTCCCGAATGCCAAGCACAGCAATATTCTTGCTATCAATATATGGATCAAGCGTTGTCTTAGGAAAATCAGGTAACATCAGATTTTCCACGGCCATGTTATTCGGCAAATAATTGGTAAGAGAACTGTTTGAGAGCTTATTATAATACCGGTTAGGCATATTTCTTGTACTACCGTATGCACGCAACCGGGTAATAATCTGTTGATCCGCATCGGCTGTACGTTGAATTTCGTACAAACCGTTTCCACGTCCATACTTGAAAATATTGCCCACAGCAATACCGGCAGTACCGATTGTTATTGTCCGTCCACGAATAACGAAGTTCGCAGCAAATTTTGAATTGAACAACTCCAACGCACCCCATACCTTTATATTGTTCACATCAATGTTTACGTTGGTAGTGCTCACATATTCAGGGTGTACGACAACCGTCCATTTTTGTGCCCCGGTATATATACGGTCAAGATTTACTTGAACACGGTCTGCCAAATCTTGTATAGACGAAGCGAAGAAACTGAACTTAGGTAAAGAAGTGAAGTGTATCTGATTATCACTTTTCACATAATCAAGAAAATCACATCGCGTCAATTCATCTCCCGGCCAGTTGAACTTTACGTTATCATAGACAAACGCTTCTCCCGAAGTTTTTCTTGCCGCCTTTTTTAATGCCGTAGGATCATAGTTTATTTCAAACTTCTCGCCACGGTACATGACATAATCACCTATCTCAAAAAGAATGGGTACGGCACTTTTCAGAGTGCTTGTCACAAAACATGCACCCATCCATGTACCATTATACTCCAAACTTTTCAGCGTACAACGTACCGTATTGCCAGTTTTATCATAAACTTTCCATGCCATACAGCTATACTTTTTCAACCAATGAAACTATCTTTGTCGGTTCTGCAACACTATACGAGGGGATTATTTGAGTTCGAGGATCAGTCACTCTGAACTTTACCGGGAAGGTCAAGACTTCATCCATATTGGACTTGTTAAATTCAAAATCTCCAACCTCCAGCAAGTAAAGTCCTTGCCGCCCGATACCTGTGTGCGAGTTATATATTTTCAAGGTGGCACCGTCACCATTCTCCCCCGTTAGATAGTTTTGAAAGGCCATGATTTTATCGTATGCAGTACCTAAATCCCCTTTATAGCACATTTCGGCCTCCAAGTCGTATGCTTTTAATGGTAGCTTATCGGGTATGTAAGTATCTTCACCGTCTTCTTCCGGCCAATCTCGTTTTGGTAAGTCTTTCGTTTCCCCACCCGGTTTGAACGGAAATTCAGTGCATACAATCCCAAAATGCGCCAAGCTGTCTTTGACCGGAGCATTCTCGGTAGTTTTCTGCATCAAAATAGAATACGGTTCGTTCATATACACATATAAAAAAAAGAGCTTGCCGCAGAGATATTTAGTCTCCACAACAAGCTCTATGGCCTTATACTTTAATCTTATTTCAACGCAAATATAATTGTATTTTCTATATTATCATAGAAAATAGTGCCATAAAAATATTATTTTAATAGAGTATTATACTCATAGTCTATTCCGAACCGTATAACATGTTGAGAAACATGTATTTTATCACTTGTCAAATTATTATTAATTATTACTTTTGCGTATAATTATAAAAAGGAGTTATTATATGTTAGGAGTTTTAGTTTGGATAGTAGTGATTCTTCTGATCTGCTTTAGTGTTTTCGGAGGATCGTGGCTATTACCACTATACGTACTTTTTGTGGTGGTGTTAGGTTTTTACTTTGGCATTAAATATTTAGATATATAGGTTATGTGGAAATGTGAATCATGTGGATGTGCGAATGATGATAGTTTTACCATTTGCAAGTATTGTGGGTATAACCCAATGAAGAAAAAAGATAGTTCAATAGTTGAATCTAATAATGAAAACCAACCTGAATTTTCAGGAAGTGGTGTCGTTGGATTAAGGAGATTATATGACTTATCAGTGATAATGCTTATCATATCAGCTTTAATCTTTGTTGTTACGCTATTTGCATGTGAATTTGAAGCCTATAAAATAGAACGCCATTGGGGGTGGTTCATAATAGGACTGGCTGGAATAATATCCAACATAATAGCGATGCCAATACTGAAAGCATTAGCAACAATCACAGAAGCTGCATTTATTTACAAATTAAAACATAAACAGAATTAAAATGAAAAATATAATACTTATTTTTAGCATATTATCTATGCTTTTTACATCGTGTTCATCTGATAATGAGAAAGAAAATATCTATATTGATAAAAATAAAGAGTGGCTTGATGAAAATATTATTGGAGTATGGGAAGTTACGCATTTGTGGAATGATATAAGTGGTATATGGGTAGATGCAAATTGGGGATATTCTGATGCTAAATTTACATTCAATCCTGATAAAACTGTCAAAATAGAAAACTTTGATATTGATAATGGGACTTGGAACTATAATATTGCATCAGAAGATTACACCACTTTTATTGTAATAAATGATGTAAAGAGAATGGTTTTTAGCTTAAATATGAATGACAAAACACTTACATTATATAACTATGCTAAATTGAAAAAGAAATAGTAATAGACACATGGAATGTTTTATTCTATTTTGACAAGATTAGGGCTGGCTTCAAAGTCAGCCCAATTTTATTTTGTGCATTTAGTCACTCTTAGCCAAAAGTATTCAGCTTTCGAGATAATTCCATATTGATTTATTATTTATAGTGGATAAAATTTGCATTTTCTTGCTGTAATTGGAACACGGCAGGATAGTTCCTTTTTGAATATTGTTTTCTAAGGTATGATATTAAATTATCGAAGTTGGTAATAAATCCCTCATTGATTAAATCAGCCACCTTCTTTTCAAGCTGCCACAGTTCGCGTTGTTTGCTTTCATCACCCTGCTTGTTGCGAAGCATTTTCTCATGTGAATTAAACACAACCCAATTCAATGCTTCCCCAACCTTTTGCATTGCTTTCGGCATAAACTCTTTAGGAACTATCTTCTGAACGGCAGAGCCAAGTTCTTTGTAAGCATCCCCGGCATCGTTTCGATAGCGAATCATTTCATCATACACAAACCGTAACACTTTGACTTCAAAAGCCGGATTTATCCACATAGCAAATTTGATAAACAGAAGCGGATTCATCCAAACTTTATCGGGTGTTTTGCCTTCTTTCGTATTTCTACCCTTAACTTTTATAAGTAGTTGATTTTCACCAATGAGCATTTTTGCTCTATGGCTTTCATCCTCTGCAAGAGCTTTCAAAAACTCTGATGTATTATCAGATTCTAAGAATTTACTCATTTGCCTTCTCGGATTCCCTTCTACATTATTCCACTGCCGAAGCAATTCAGTTCCGTCAAAATAACCATCACTCGTGCGCTGAACCACAGAAAAACTATCAATGTATCGCACCATTTCTTGATTTGTTTTCATATAATGATTTATTAGATTTTACTTGCATACTATTCCTTACCCTTTTCTCCCAAACATACATACAAGCAGGTTCAGGAGATTTTTATTTATTTCTCTTTATACTATGTGTATATTGTCAAAAACTCGATTTTTCTGAATTTTCAGAGAAATAAATAGTAAACGCTATGCTACTGGTATTAATTCACCCTTAATCAGCTTTATGGCTTTCTTTACGTCCCAACCGCTTTCGCATAATGCGATGATAAAACGTACACCTTTCGTAGTCCATACTGTATAAACATTTGTTCCTATCGAGCCATCCGAACGTGTGTACGTCTGTGTACGTGTAGAGTGTATTCCCCAAGTAGAATAAGGAGTATGCAATAACCATTGTCCGCTTTGTCGGTAGATGACTCCGATTTCTTTCAGCTTCTTATGCAGCTTTTCGGCATCCATTCCTATCTGCTTGGCGACTTGTGTGCTCGTCTGGGTGTTTACACTCTGCAAGTGGTTATCATAATAGCTGACCTTCGGAGCGGCTTGAAGCAACTGCTCTTCTTGCAATGCGTTCTGTTGTTCAAGACGTTGCTTCTCTTCTCGCTCGTTCTTTAATTGTGTTGCAAGACTGATAACAAGGTCGGGATTGTTTATCATTTGCTCCAAAGTTGGCTGCATGGCGGTCATGCCATATTGAAGTAACTCTTTGATACGCTTATTACACCATATAGCAAATGATGGAGATAACCAACGGGCAAATTCCAATGCTACATCTTCGTGAAGCCATGTGCCTTGTTCGCTATTACCACCTTTAACTACTTGAATTAGTGCCGATATGGGAATATGCATATCGGCTGAAAGTGCTTCTGTGAACTCGGTAGTAGCTTTCAATCTAAGCCAATCCCCTACTAATTTACCAAACGGCTTTGCCATTTCTGTTGCATTTACCATTACATTATCATCTTTATAAAAAGTGATAGGGCTTCCATTATATTGAAAAATTTGATTTGTTTTCATATTATAAATTTAGATTTTACTTAACAAAGATTTCTCCCTTTTACGGGAAAGCTCACGCTTGTTTTCTTCAAGTTCTTCCCAACGATTAATAATTTTGGCTCGTAAGTTTGCATCATAACCACTTGCGAGAAGCAAGCAGTCTTTTTTAGTGAGAAGATAATAAGGATCTTTTCTTTCTGCGTTATTCCCTAACTTTGTGATTTTGAACATCAATTCAAAATTGAATTTATGTTTTTCTTCCAGTTGTTCAAGGATATTGCGAATATCTCGCATTACATTTGAATGAGTTTTGCCCGTAATTTCTGCAATCTGCAAGGAGGTCATTGTTCTTTTTTTTACCTTTTCCCTCATCAATAGGTATTAACTGATTAAAATTTTCCATATCTTTGCACTATAAAGTTAATGTTTTCCCCATCAGCGGCTCGGACATCTCCGCTTTTGGGGAATTATTTTGTCCGATCTTGTAGTAGGCAGGGAATCGAACCCCAATACGCCATTACTCGTACCTACTGAACCCTCCTTAATATAATAGTCACGCTTGACATAATAATAAAGAGAAAGGGCAAATCTCGATGAAGCCTAATGTGGTTGCCTGCCTCAAAGAGAATGCCCTATAATATTTTACTCCAGTTCATGACAACCACGAAATGAACCTAACAGCATTGTTTCCGACACAAATATAAAAACGATATTTTCACCATACAACAGACTAAAAATCAAGAAAATAAATTCGGTAAACATCAGTAACAAACGGTAAGAATCGGTAAATAAAAACAGTTACATTTACTCTAAAATTTAGACACAATATAAATAATGCGCGTATCTACCGTATTGTGATGAGATGTTGGTTGTCATTTATGATACCGTTCAAATAATTTTCAAATATAAAAGGCTGTAAATAAAGATATTGCAGAACATGCGTTAGTCCACATTCATTTTATATCTTACCATGACATTGCCATCGGCTTCAACTTTACAGTTTTTGCCATGAACATATACATAAACTTTAGCCATATCGCTTTGCCTTACATGTAGTATAGCCCGATCATATACACTCACAAAAACTTTGGCACAATCCTCCACTTCAAGAGTCAATTCACTATCATGCCGCAAATGGAGAGTAGCGGCTGTAAATTTGCTGAAAGAAAATTTGCCTGAACATTTACCGTTCAGCACATATACACCGTTGTCACCTCCGGTCACTGGTTCATCAACAAAAATATGGTTTTGATGGAGCAGACTCCGGTCAAAATTACCTTTTATATATTCCACTGTCGGATAATCGTGCTCAATACAAAAATCAATGCCTCGTATATACATTTCAATTAGTTCTTGCTGGCTTTTATTGTTTTGCCAGTCACCTTGCCATTGTGTGCAGAGGCCATACGATACGGCATGACCTCTCAATTCACTATTCAATCTGTTCATAATCATACATTAAACTTGTTTACACCGTTTATATTCCTATGCAGTATATCTCTGATCTCTTCCACAAATTCCACATTCTTTGCTGTATTTATCTGTATCATTGTCAGTTGTCGCAATTGTGCTTGTGCTATTACATTATAGGCCGGGAACAATTCTTCAACCAATCTGCGTACATACTCCCGTTTGACACTCACGTCAGCCCGGATTGCATTTATATAAGAAGCCAAAAGGTTAGCGGTATTTTCAGTAACATTCTGTATGCCTTTAGATAACCCACTTCCATTTTCTTCTTCCTCTTCTTTCATGCTGATACCATATTTCTTTTCCATATAGTTGTTCAGCTTGTCAAGCATGGAATAGTAATCATCGGTTTTCTCACTCACTCCCATTAGATAGTCCGCAATACTTTCCAACTCCCTTTCGTCAAGGGAGAAATCCTTGCCGAAATAACCACTCATTCCATCCTCACCGAAAAGCATCTTCTGAAGCTGTTGCATGGCCGGTTCCAAAATACTTATTTTGAGAATGGAGTTCATGACATCACCCATAATGTCGGCAACCTTATTTTTGAAAGCTTCGGCACCATCCTCGCCTTTCTGCCATGCCTCATACAAGGCATCTCCCAACTGCGAAGCCCAGTCTTTCAAATTAATGCCATAGAGAGATTCAGCCGTTTCCTCGGCAAAATCCTTTATTTGCTGTTTCATCTCCGCAATCTGATTCTCATAATCAGCTACCTTGCTATCATCCGTCTTCTTTTTATCAATTTCAGCTTGCCGTTGTTTCTCCAACTCTGAAAGTTGTTCTTGCATCAAGGCACGTTGATACCCGTATGCACCACCTTCATCGTATGCCGAAACACGTTCTTGAAGTTTTTCCGCTTCCTGCTTATATTTCTGTAAAGACATCAAATCGAAGATGTTGATCTTTCCCTTATTGTGTATTGCCTCAATCTGATTATTTAATTGATTCAACCGGGTACGGTCATTTTCTGCATCTACAAGTTTTAGTTCCGTGCCACTGCCCAAGAAATGTTCAAGAATACCGTCAATTTGTCCGTATTTATATTGCAACTGTTGAGCACGAAGTTTACTCTTTTCAATAGCCTTATCGAGTTTCTTATCATGCGCTTGTGCTATCTTCCCAATCCAGTTTACAGCTTCACCGGCAGCGGCAGCAATACCACCAACTATTCCACCTTTGGCAAATCCCTGCCCGATATTGATTATAGAAGACATGGCATCCTGCACATTGCCCATCGTGTCGGCCATGCCCTCATTGCCCAAAGCATCGAACATGGAGGACATTTGCCCTGCAAAATTGCCGACAAGATCAGCACTTTCAGCGGCACTTTCTCCCAACCGTCCGATTTTCTTTTCCAGTTTGTCGCTACCTTTTTCAGAAGTAAAAAGTTCTTTTACATTCTTCGCTAAGGTTTTGAATGGATTTACAGCCAATTGTGCATCTTGCAACTGGGGGATAGCTTTTATCAATTTATCCAACAAAGAATAAGCCCCCTTAACATTTTCAATACTACCATCATCTTTCGTGAAAAAAGAAGTAAATCCATTAGGCTTTCCATCGCTATCATAGGAAACCTTTGCATTATTCTTGATTTCCCTTGCGATACGTTCAGCCTCTTTCAAATCAGAGAATGAACGTTGCTCTTTATCTCCAAATATTTTCTCCCATTCAGGTAACAATTGTAATAAGGTCGATTTTAATTCAATCAGCTTCTTATTATATTCATCAAGATAAGCCTTCTGAACATTGTTTAGACCTGACGTATCACCAACCAACTCCCCATTTTTTCCGACACTTAATCCAGTCTTTGATGCGTACTGTTCACTTAATATTCGTATCTTTTCTATCGTTGATCTTGCATTGGCAATAACCTTTGTATCATCAAGTGCAATACTTACCTTATCTTTCTCAAATGCCTCTTTAGCATCCTTCCACACCTTAAAAAATTGCTTATATAATGGGCTGTCTTTACCTCCTAATATACTTTCTGCTTCATCGTCACTCAAAGTGAATGGAAGATCAACACCCTTTTCTTTGAGTTTCTTTTGTACTGTATCTATTAAATATTGCGCTTCATTCTCATAATCAGTCAAAAAACCAAAAGCATAAGTTGAAGCATCCTTCTTACTTGCACCGGCATTGATAAGCTGCTTGTATATATCCCATTTCTTTGAAACATCAGATACGTACCTTTCAAGTTCTTTTGCGGCCTTATCCGCAGCTTCTTTCATAGCATTGGCATCAATATCCGCAATGACTTTCCGTATGGAAACTTTCAAGTCCCTACGAACTTCGGTCTTATCGTCAAGCTGGTTAAGAATCTTATTCAATTCATCCCGATAATTCTCAATATCCACCGGTTCCTTCCCTCTAAACAAGGGGTCAAAAATGCCCGATTCTATAACCTTATTGGCAGCTTCTCCCTTTCCAACAATATCAGTCCACTTCTTATATTCAGAATATGCCTCCTTTAGTAAGTTTACCCGTTCTTTCAATCTTTCGGCGAAAGCATCCTTTTTGCTCTTATCCTTACTTGGATCAGTGAGAGAAAAACCGATTTCTTTGGCTCCTTTCTCGCCGGCTTGCATTATGTCGAAAGCCTTTTTATAATCTGATACAATTTGCTTCTGCCAATCAGGAATCTTTGATAAGTCAATGGTTCCAATACCTGATAAATCTATTTCAGCCTTAATCAATATCGGCTTCAATTGATTTGTTGTCTCTTTCGCTTCCTTGTACGCTTTTCGTATTCCTTCAATGATTTTCTCTGAATCTGTGGAAACCTTTATTTGGGCTTCAAATTGCCCATCTGTAGCTTCATTGAACTTTTTCTGCAAGTCTGACAAGCTCTGAATAGTTTCCGTATATTCAGCATTAATCTTGATATTGAACTCTTCTTCAAGAGTCTTCTCGTTAAAGAAGTCTCGCATATATTTCGGCATCTTCTCGAACGTATCAAAGAAAGAACTTATATCCAAACCGATAGCTATTTTCTGCGCATCACTCAAATTCTCCAAATCCCAGCCGGCAGCTTTCAGCCTCGACTTGTACCCAGATAGGAAGTCTTTCATATCCGGCAATACATCTTCCATATAAATACGCTTAGAGTTTTTCCACGCTTTCCGCAATTGAAAAATATCATCTCTATATCCTCCAGTGAAAGGCAACTCATTATTCAGGCTGGCCAATGCTTTGGGGTATTCTTTGAGAATGGATAGCTGTTCTTTCAGCGGTTTACCCGAAGCGGCTTTGGCAAAATCACCATGTTTGGCTATAACTTTCTGCATGGCGGTGGAATACTCGATATAGCTGCCTGACATGCGGCCAATAATCTTGTTTACCCGTTCCTCCGCATCAATGTAGTCATTGATATTTTCAAGAAAACTGTCATCAAAATAACCGTCAGTCGCTTCATTGGCATGTTCAGACGTACCTTTTATGGCATCCAACAATCTATAAGCCTCTTTTGTATCATTCAAAGCATTCCGAAGCAATATATATTGTTCTGCAAGGCTTTTAACCGTATTTCCTTCATCATCAGTCTTAAACGTTTCATTAAAAGTGTCTGCCCAAACTGGAGAATAATCCTTTAATGCTGTTTTCATTTCTTCAATAGAAGAAATCAGTAAGGCATCATTCGCCTTAAAAGGATCAACATCAGCAAATTTTTGAGCTTCTTTCGTTAAATTCTTGAAACCGTCTTGTGCTCTCGTTGTCAACTCGGAAATACGCTCGTTCATTTCGTCAGCCTTTTGGCCGGACTTATACCATAATTCAGCAATGGCAGTAAACCCAGTAAAAAGAAGCATGTATGGATTAAAAAGCAAACCTTTTAATGCAACTCCTACTTGTTTTATACCATAACCCAATGAGATCATGGCTATACGCCATTTACTTGTTGAAAGTGCAGCAGACATTTCAGCACGAGATATACCAAGTACCTGCACAATATGGCCGGCTTGTCCTGATTTCAATTTTCCAAGTGCCATTAACCGCAAGGCATACTCCTTAGTTAAAGCTCCACTACTTGCCAACGCTTTCCAATCTGCGGTTGTCATGGCATTTCTTGAAGCAATCAACCCTTTTTCAGCGGCAGTTAAAGTGCGGTAACTGGAAGCCATCACTAAATCCGCTGCTGTTTTCTGTTTGGCTGCGAGTGTTCCTTTTATTAATGTAGCATTTGCCACTCCCATGACACGTGTTCCTGCATAAACCCCAGCCCGATATACTCCAAAGGCTCCAACGGCAGCTGCGATAGCCGGTCTAAGTTCTTTCCAATTTTGCGCAAGGGTGGTAAGGCTTTCGGCAGTCCATTTCAATGTACTACCCATTGACTCCGCAATATCACCAAGCATAATGTCAATCGCATCAGCCAAGTTCTTCCATTTGGACTTAACTGATTCTGAAAGAGCTTCCTGCATGTTATTAAACATGCCACCATCATCCGTAAGTTCCCAAAGAACATCTTTTACATCCTCAAACGTAACCTTCTTTTTCGAGATCATATCAAGCACTTCACCGGC